TATCATCTAATCAATTTGAAGAGCATAGAAAGCCTCTACAACAGCCTGAGGATGGTGTTTTTAAAGCAGCTACTGATCGTGGTATAACCAGAGCTACTATGGAAGCGTTTGGTGTCCTAAATGATGATGAACACTGGTGGTTTCCATACCATGATAAAAGTGGCAATATTGTGGCATATAAAAGGCGGAATTGTGGTGATAAGAAGTTCAGTATCACTGGTGACTGGAAGGATGCTCAGCTATTTGGTCAGCAGATGTTCCATAGCGGTAGCAAGTATGTCACTATTGTTGAAGGTGAGTTTGATGCTTTGGCTGCTTACCAACTTCTAGGCTCTAAGTTTCCTGTTGTCTCGATTAGGAATGGTTCAGCTAGTGCTGGTGCTGATATCAGATCTCATTATAAGTGGTTGAATACATTTGATAATATTGTTGTATTCATGGACAATGATGAACAAGGTCAAGCTGCTGCTGAGTCAATCACTCAAGTTCTAGGATCTAAGGTCAAAGTGTTCAAGGCTAAGCCTGAGTTCAAGGATGCCTGTGACTATCTCTCTAACAGTGCTGAGAAAGAGTTTATGGACGCTTGGTGGAGAGCAGAGCGTTATGTACCTGCTGGTATTGTCAGTGGCTCATCGTTGCGTAATGATGTTCTGAAGCGTCCTGAAGAGGCATTGGTGAGGTATCCATTCAAAGCACTCGATGACTTAACTCTAGGCATCAGAGACAAAGAACTGGTCACAATCACTGCTGGTTCTGGTCTAGGTAAGTCTCAGTTTGTTCGAGAGCTGATTTACAGCATCTTCAATCAGACTACAGACAATCTTGGCATCATGTTCCTAGAAGAAGGTGTTGACAGGACAGCAAGGTCTTTGATGTCTCTACATTTAAACAAACCAATTCATATTCCTGGTGTCGAGGTAAGTGATGAAGAACTTGAAGAAGCGTACAATGTCATGCTTAAAGACGATAGGATCTACTTCTACGATCATTTCGGATCTAACGATATTGATAGTATTGTCAATAATGTTCGTTACTTTGCTAAAGCACTCAATTGCAAGTATGTCTTTCTTGACCATGTGTCAATAGTAGTTTCAGCGCAATCTAATAACGATGAACGTAAAGCTATTGATGAAATAATGACAAAGCTGCGAATGTTGACACAGGAAACTGGAATATGTCTATTCGTTGTCAGTCACTTGAAACGTCCTGATGGTAAGGGTTTTGAGGATGGCGCACAGGTATCTATCTCAGCATTGAGAGGATCTGGTTCTATTGCTCAATTATCCGATACCGTCATCGGTTTAGAGCGTTCTAGTCAGCATCCTGACCCAGTTGAGCGAAACACAACAACGGTTAGGGTGTTAAAAAACCGTAATTCTGGTCAAGTTGGACCTGCTGGACGCTTGCTTTATGATTTAAAGTATGGTAGAATGGTGCAGCGTTTAGATGAGGAGGATGCTAACTCATTATGAGAAAAATCATAATTGATATTGAAACAGACAGCACTGCCAGTAAGATTTGGTGTGCTGTCACCAAAGACTTAACTAACAAGGAGGTTAAAGTATGGACGGAAGCAAGAGAGTTACAAAAGTATCTAAAACCAGAAGATATCTTGATTGGACACAACGTAATAGGGTTCGATGCTCCAGTTCTAAGGAGGCTGTGGCATTTGAATATCGACTCAAACCAGTTGAGAGACACCTTGATTATGTCAAGACTACTAAACCCAGTAATGGAAGGCGGTCACAGTCTAAGATCTTGGGGTCTAAGGTTAGGAAATCAAAAAGAAGAGTTTACAGACTTCGATGGAGGCTTAACTGATGAAATGCTTAAATACTGTAAGCAAGATGTTGAGGTCACTGCTCAGCTTTATGAGAGAGTTAGCAATGATCTATTGGATTGGGGTATTTCAACCGATCTGGAACATTCTGTCGCTGTCATCATTCAGAAGCAAGAGGAAAACGGATTCAAGTTGGACATTAGAAAAGCTATGTCCCTCTTGGTTGAATGGAAGAAGCGACTTGGAGAGATTGAAGAAGAACTACAGCAAGTATTCAGACCAATAGTCACTGAGCGTTACAGCGAAAAGACTGGTAAGAAACTGAAAGACAAAGTTGAGATCTTCAACCCAGGTAGTCGTAAGCAGATTGCTGAAAGGCTTATGGCTCTTGGTTGGAAGCCCACTAAACACACTGAGAAAGGTGCGGTGATAGTCGATGAAAAAGTATTGGAAACTATTGACAGACCAGAAGCTAGGCTTATCGAGGAATACCTACTCGTTCAAAAACGGGTGGCTCAAGTTGAATCCTGGATTGACCATGCTGATAACAACGACAGGGTTCATGGTAAGGTCATCACCAATGGAGCGATCACTGGAAGAATGACACACAGTAAGCCGAATATGGCACAAGTACCTAACTTGGGTAGTCCATTCGGTAAAGAGTGTAGATCCTGCTGGACGGTAGATGATGGTAATGTACTTGTAGGTGCAGATGCTTCAGGTCTTGAATTGCGTATGCTTGCACATTATATGCGTGATCCTGATTACACTAAAGAAATACTTGAAGGTGATATTCATACCAAGAACATGAAGGCTGCTGGACTTACAAATAGAGATCAGGCTAAGACTTTCATCTATGCTTTTCTCTACGGTGCTGGACCAGCTAAGATCGGTGCTATTGTAGGTGGTGGTGAGAAAGAAGGTAAACAGTTAATACAGAGCTTCCTGTCTAACACACCAGCCTTAAAAGCATTACGTTCTAAGGTTGATAAAGTATCTGAACAAGGTTGGCTTCCTGGTCTTGATGGTAGGCATCTGATTGTCAGATCACAGCACGCTGCACTCAATACTTTGTTACAAGGTGCTGGTGCAATAGTTATGAAAAAGTCTTTAATTATCTTGACAAATAAGTTAAAACATGATAGAATACTCGGCTCGTTTGTTGCTAATGTTCATGATGAGTGGCAAATCGAGACTAAGAAAGAATATGCCGAATCTGTAGGTGAAGCTAGCGTACAGGCAATTCGGGATGCAGGACTTGCTCTCAAGCTACGATGTCCCCTTGATGGTGAGTTTAAAATAGGTACTAACTGGGCATCAACACACTAAAAGGAAAATTATGGCTAGTCTAAAACCAGTTGTAGTAAAAGCAGATATTATGTGGGCTTACTTGGATACTCCAAACAAGAAAAGTAAGAAGTACCAAGTTGACCTATGTCACTTGTCTGATGAGGCTGTAAAAGCTCTAAAAGATTCTGGTGTCAAAGTAAAAAATGACAAACCAGACAAAGGTTCTTACATTACTGCTAAGTCTAGTAAGTATCCTATCAAAGCAGAGCTAGAGGATGGCTCACCAATTGAGTGTAAAGTAAGTAATGGTTCTAAAGCTATAGCAACCATCAAGCCTTACACTTGGAACTGGGATGGTGATAGTGGTGTAGGTGTGGGTATCAACAAATTGGTTATTACTGATTTGATTGAATACGTTGAGGGTGGTTCAGCAGCAGAGCAACCCTTGTAATTTGTCTAAGTCAATGAATAATGCGAAAGCACTCATTGACGGAGATATTCTGGTCTATAGGATTGGATTCTCTGCTAATGACCCTGAAGAAGAAAGGTTTGCTATTTCTAGGATGGGTAATTTTGTGGATAACTTGATTAGGGTAAAGGGTATCGACTCCTATGAAGGTTACCTTACAGGGAAGAAAAACTATAGATCAGAAATTGCTGTTACTTACAAAGAGAATCGTAAAGACGCAAGAAAGCCAGTTCATTATGATTCTCTGCGTGAGTATCTTATATCTAAGTGGAAGTTTGAAGTAATTGATGGACAAGAAGCCGATGACGCTATAGGAATCAAAGCGTATGAACTACCAGAAGATTCCTATTGTGTTATGTCTATTGATAAAGACTTAGACATGATAAGAGGGTGGCATTATAACTTCGTCAAAGAAGATTTGTACTATGTTACTGAGAAGGAGGCTATTAAGAATTTTTACATTCAGATTCTAACTGGGGATCGAGTGGATAATATTCCTGGTCTTAAAGGTATTGGTCCAAAGAAAGCAATAAAGTTTCTAAAGGATTGTAAGACTGAGGAAGATCTTTTCAGTGTCGTGCTAGAAAAGTACGATAACGACATTAACACATTAACTGAGAGAGCTAGACTATTATGGATCAGGAGAAAAGAAAACCAGATATGGCAGCCACCCCAGACATAGCATACATTGAATGGGATGATGCCTGTGCTGATGCAGGTTGGGAAATCACAGAGAAGACAGACATTCATCATGTTGCAACTGTTGGTTTCATTGTAGCAGAGGACAAAAAAGCTATCACAATAGCGGTATGTTGGGCTGGTCCTGAATCTAACTCTAGGATACATATACCAAAGGGTTGGATCAAGAAGATCAAAAGAGTTAAACTTGATAAACTTTTAGGAAGGAAAAAGCCATTAAAACCCAAAGCGCAAAAGCAAAAGGAAGAAAACTCCAACAATGGTTTAGGGACGAAATCATTGAGAAATTTAGCTTTTCCAGGTCCGATGTAAGAAGCACTAGTATGGGTGCTGGTGGTGAAGATATACTGTTTAGTCAGGAGGCAGGTGATAAGTTAGGCATCTCTGTAGAATGTAAATCAAGAAGTTCTATTGGTGTCTATGCTTTCTACTCTCAGGCTGCGGATAACACTCCTGAAGGTAGAGAACCTGTCCTTGTGATTAAGCAGAACCATTCTAAGCCATTGGTTGTAGTAGATGCGGTCTATTATTTACAACTACTGGAGAAAAATACGCATGAAATACATGGGAAGTAAAAATAAATATGCTAAACATATTTTACCAATTATGTTATCTAATAGAGATAAAGACCAATATTGGGTAGAACCATTTGTTGGTGGTGGGAATAGTATTGATAAAGTAAATGGAAATAGAATAGGTGCAGATATAAATAAAAATGTTATTGATGCCCTTATATCCATAAGAGATAACTGTAAAGATTTACCGAAAAGCAACAAAGATTTTACTGAAGAAGATTATAAAAATTTATCTCCCAGTTATGCTTATTATGGTTATGCTGGTTTTGCTTTTTCTTATGCTGGAAAATGGAAAGGAGGATGGTGCAGAGATAAACAAAATAAAAGAGATTATGTAGCTGAAGCATACAGAAATGCTTTAAAACAAAGTTCTTTTTTATTTGGTGTAGATTTTAAAAACTGTAGTTATGATTCTCTTTCAATACCTAACGAAAGTATTATATATTGCGATCCACCTTATGAAAACACAACTAAATATGAATTGAATTTTAATCATAATAAATTTTGGGAATGGTGTATAAATAAAGGAAAAGAAGGTCACACTGTCTTTGTTAGCGAATACAAAGCACCTGATGCTTTTGAATGTGTTTGGGAAAAAACAGTTCCTAGCAGTTTAACAAAAAACACTGGAGGTAAAATAGCAACTGAAAAACTTTTTAAATTGAAAGGGTAAAATGAGACACTTAGTCATTCCTGATACTCAATGTAAGCCAGGTAACTCATTTGAACATTTAGAGTGGGCTGGTCATTACGCTGCAAAGACTAAGCCTGATGTGATTGTCCATCTTGGAGATCACTGGGATATGCCTAGTCTAAGTATTTATGATGTTGGTAAGAAAGCATTTGAGGGTAGGACATATAGTCAAGATATCAAAGCTGGTAATGAAGCTATGGATATCTTTATGAAACCTATCCTTGATGAGCAAAAGAGATGTAGAGACAACAAGAAGAAAGTATGGAAACCTAAGAAAGTATTTCTTATTGGTAACCATGAACAGAGAATCGAAAGAGCTATTGAATCAGACAGAAAGCTAGATGGTTTAATAGGATACTCTGACTTTAATCTAAAGAAGTATGGATGGGAAGTCCATGATTTTCTTGAAGTTCCTATCATCAATGGAATAGCATACAGTCATTACTTTACTTCTGGTGTAATGGGTAGA